AAAATATCTGTCGGTGATGACAGGTCAAACATTTCACCAATTCTTTTGATGTAAAGATCATCGAATCCTAGGATTGCTTTCGCTCTGATCCACTCATCTCTACTATTCTGGGACTTATCATACAAGAATACGATAGGAATAGCAGTGTTCACAGATGCAGATAGCAGGTTGCCATCTTTATGAGAAATGTGTACACGTTTCGCCATAGATTTACGAATCCATAGATCTGGATCCGAAAATTCATACAGGAAAATAGTCTTCATTCTATCAACAACTTCTGCTGGTAGAAACTTAGGGTACAACTCGTCAGGATCAAATACCTCAGTACATGCTGCCCACATCATCTCATTGGTGCAGACATGTTCTTCCGTCAGAAGACTAAAAGATTCTGACACATTTAGTTCTTCTGAAAACATCATTCGTTGTCTGCAATAGGTTGACCCTGAGCATTATACAACGCCCAGAAAATGTATTTTGATTGATCTGTGCAACTTGCTTGAGATTCGGGGAATGTATCTTCCAACCAATCTAGAGTTTCTGCAATATCAGAAACTTCACAAAAACTGAATTCCGACTCAAACATCGCAGTCCAAATATCTAGAGGAACTCTGGGTTTGTAAAATTCTCTAGATGCATTAATAGCATCAACATCAGTAGTATTGTTCCAACCCCATGATCGGAACATCACAACAGCAGTACCTTTGGCAGCTGCAGCAGCACCAATGAAGTCATCCATATAAGTTGCTGTATATTCAGAATTTAGCTCCATTTAATTTCCAAGCGATTGTAACTCTTAATCCAGTGAATGTGCGAGACACTTCTTCTGCATAATGTGTGACCTTACCAGGAAAATAGACTGCTCTATTTCTTGCTGGCATTGACGATGCGTGTCTGCCTTGTCCAAAATCAAATGAGGTTTGTCCACCCCATAATCTGTTCCACTTTGGATTAGCGTAGAACAGAAAGGTAGCACCATCATCATGATGAGAATCTACATGAGGCATACCTTTATCACCAAATACATGTCCATTTGCATAAACATGTTCTAAACAAAGACCAGGTTGTTTGACAACATCCCTGATGATATTTAGGCAATAATCGTAGAAGAAAGGATCGTCATCTAGTTCCATGATCCAAAATGGAATTCCAGAATTATCAGTGTGTGATCCGTGACCATATCTCCACTTCGGTTGCTTTACTTTGTCAAAGATAATTTCTAGGTCAGTCTCACCAAAAACATGATCAAAGATTTCCATAACCTCTAAGAATATTATTTTTAACTTGCTCTAGAGGATACACATACTTCTCAAGATATTCCTTATCTCCTTTATTTGCCACACACAGGGCACTAATACTTTTTGCCAGTGCAATCAAATCAAAACGCAATGATGGTTCATCAACTACACTAGTTGCCCACAATAACGCTACGTCACGATGTCCTTTAGTGACAGGTCTTACCTCATGGAGAGCACCAGTAGGATAGATGAATGCTTGTCCTGCTTCTCCTTTGATCTTACATACATGATCTCCTAGGTGAACAAGTAATTCTCCACCTTCGTAACTCTCTGGATCATTAAGGAACACAGTAATACTATGATCTGTTCTGATACCACCAATCAACAATTCATCGATGTGACGATCATAGAAGTCACCAGTCTCATAACGTGAGAATATTGGTGGACTAATATCTTTGAACAAATATACAGTATTAAACTCTCCTCTATCTCTCACTGAATGTTGAAAGACTTCGAGACATTTATAGTATTCTTGAGACTGAGCAACCACCTCACTTTTTGCCTTGTGAAGTGGTGTGCCTGCCTCCATTCTTTTTAGTTTTGATGGAATGAATTGAGAATTTACTATTTTCAAATCATCTTCGGATAAAACATCACAAATGTATAGCATATTATTCTCCGCTAGGTGTCCACTCCGTAAATGCACTACCATCAAAGTCATCATAGATGTCTTCAATAGCAAAAGTCTGAATCACATCATACAATTCTTTTCTAACAAGACTCTTAGAATTGTTTCTCTGCTTTGCCATGATGAGGTGAGAGATCAATCTATCATTAAAGAAGTCAGATGATGCATCATCGTCATACTTTGTCCATTGATCAGCATCATTCTCATCCATAAATGCTGGTGCATCAGTTACACCATCTTCTAGTTTACCATCAGGATACTTTTGTCTGTATAGTTTTGGATCAATAGGATATGTTTGACTATACAATGCCTTGGCAAAGTCTAGTGGTGTTGTGTATGTTCCAGGATCGGGAACAGCAATACCTCTAATTTTCTTTCTCCATGCAATCCACTGATCTTTTTCGCCTTCGTAACTATCTTCGATGTCAGGAAGAACACGCCAGTCAGTTGACTTGAGAAGAATTCCTTTTTCTCTAATTCTCTTGAGATACTTAGACTCGAAGAAGTTATGCTCCTTGAGTCTTTTCTCCATCTTCTCAACAGAGTTGATGACTTTCGCCTTCTGTTGAATGTGGAATACTGCTTCTACAATGAGAGCGAGTTCTCTTGCCTGTTCGTTGGTAGCAGACTGGAACTGATAATCAATGTAGTAAGTAGATTCAGTCTTGAAATCGTATTTTTGTCTCTTACGTTGAGCGATGTAATGACCATCATTATAGTAAGCAAATGCTTCTAGTTTATCAACATCAGTATGCCAAAACTCACCGATCTTCTCGATCAATTTTGTTCTCAATTCAGGACTAATCTCCAACTGCCTGAATTTATCGGCAAGAGTATTTTCGTCACCAAAATCAATACTAGCAGTAGGATCTACAGGGATAACCACTGTATCGTTGAGTAAGTCCAATTGAACAATTGGATATCTGTTTACTGGAGTAGATGTCATTACTTAACTCTTGATGTACCAACCTGTCAATATATATTTATCATCTCCACCGAGTACCATGTTTCCTCTGTGGACATGCGTCATACCTGCTGGGAAGATGACAACTGTACCTTTGGTAGGATTAATTCTACGTCTTTGGTACATGAATTCAGTTTCTCCACCATTCTCAGGCAAAATATCATTCAAGTAAATCATCCATACAAGTTCTCTAGCAGCATGTGAACCAGCAGAGTTTTCATAATGCCACAAGTGATAACCACCCTCTGGTGCAGTACACTGCATTTTAATGTCAGAAGAGAACATGGATACTTGCTTAAGTTGTCCAAACTCAACAATATAATGCATCATGCATGATTTCAGGAATTGATTTACCTGATACGTGATGTTGTCATTGCAATAGTTGAGCATGACAGATGTATCTTTTCTATTCAAGTTAGAACCATACTGAATCTCTCCAGGAGAAATAGTCTTATGGAATCTATCTTGATCTTTGTCACCATAAGTAGATCCAAATGGTTCTAACTGATCACTGACCATCTGATATTGATCTTCGTAATCATACTGACTACTTCTTTTGTAATACATGTGATCATACCACTCGATGAGTTGATCACAGAAAGATGCAGGAACAAATTTATCCCAGATACCAATAAAATCACGGCAATCAAAGTCCGTGATTTTTGGGTCAATCATCAATTCAAGTGGACGATAAGGTTGAATAGTTGTTTCTTTCATTCTGTAGAATAATCAGTATGCCTTTATTATATATTTGACTTTGTAGAAGGGTGTTGGGTTAGCAACGTTGTTTTGTGGATCCATTGAAACCTGTGGAATTGGTTTGTTAGCATTGTTCCACGTAAATGCTGCTTCATTTAGTTCAATCGCTACTGGTTCTGTGCCAGGAGGTCCACCAGTTTGGAAGAATGTAACTGTATGGAAGTCACCGAATTGAGCAGCAAATCCTGGGTTTGATGTGAAACTACCAGCACCAGTTTGGTTACCGAAACTAAAATCGGTTTGAGGATCTACAGGGTTAGTTTCAGACAAGAAGTGTGCGTGGGATGTACCATTAGAATAGATGCTGACATATCTATCCACTTTAGCAAAATCTTCAGATGTGTCAATAACACCAGCATCAGTAGCGTTGGTATTGCCACCAATACTTGTTGGGAAGTTTGCATTACCAGACACACCATTATAGTATGCTGATGTTGGTGATAGAGCATTGATTGGAGACATTGAAGAACCCCAATAGTTACCAAAGGTTTCTGTTGAGTTACCACCATTATCACCAAGAGGAAGAATATCCTTCAGTGAACTATCAGGATCAGTATTCTGAATTTCATCATCAAATTCACTAGAGGTAGTACCACCAAAACCATACTGCACCCACCACTGATATACTTTATCGCTATCAGGTTCGTCTTCACCCGATGGTGTTTTTCCTTGACCACTAACACCAGTTCTGTAGTAAGCGTATTCACCCCATGGAATGAGAGGATCGCCACTATCTGATTCTGTTAGAGCAGTAATAACTAGGTGTTCATGCTGTGGTGGTGTTACACTAACTTCGGATACTTTACCGATAGTTCCTTGTGCAGAACCGACAACTGTGAAGTTAACATCTGCCTCTGTAGTGTCCAAACCAAACGTTTTAACTGTACCAAGATTGAAGAACAATGATTGTGTTCCTTCATTACCAGTACCGATAACTTGTTCTAATGGATCAGGTCCATCAGCATCAACTTGTGCCATAAACCACCATCCACCGAAACATCCAGGGATAGCATAGTTACCTGCTCCAGCAATACCAGTAGGACCATATGTACATTCAACAGCAGCAGAAGAACCTTTATTGCCGTCAACTTGATTATCTCCGACTAGTCTTCTGTTTCTATAGTCAGGTACATTGAAAGTATTACCAGAACCACCATAATGATAACCGATTGCCTCAAACAAGAATGGATATTCATCCTTGTCTAGTGCTTGACCTTCACATGAAATAAATCCTGGGAACCTATCAGGTATACTACCATAAGTTCCGCCAAAATCTTTCGTAATCGGCACAACTGTACCAATTGAATATCCATCTTGTTTTGCTGCTCTGTAGTATTGTAGAGCATTAGCAGCGGGAGATCCTGCTGCTTCCCATCCTGCTTGGTCGAAGAATTCATTCTTATTAGAATACCAGCAACCTTGGAATGCAGGTGGAATTGGTACAACCAAGTAATTACTTTGTGTTACTGTGAAGTCTCCAGAATCACCAAAAGAGTATGTGATTGTACTGGTTGCTCCAAGTCCTTGTACTGGATCTGTAGTAATATCTCCTGGTTGCTCAACTCTAAATCTTACAAGAATAGGAGTTGATGTATTATTTGGTTGGATAGTTTGAGGTGATGCCAAGAAAGGACCACCATCAATAGACATGAATACTGTAGGAGAACCACCTAAACTATCAGTTGCTGTAGCGGTAGCAGTAATAGCTTGGTTAAAGTCTGTTAGACCTGTAGGTCCAATAATAGCATTTCCTCCAGGTGTCCATCCTGTGGTGTTTGAAAGTGGTGTAAATGCTGGGAGAGTATCTGGACCAGTCCAGTTTGCTACTTGCCATGCACTTACAGATGCGTTACCTACATCAATCTGGACACTAACAGTACCTCCAGGTGGTGACTGGTTAGTATCAAGGATGTCAGGAGATGAGTCAACAACTAGTTGAATTTCATCACCATTGAATACAGTTGCTCCATTGATTGCAGCAGGACTACCACCATTAATACTTAATCTAGGATTAGTAATTGCATCTGATGGGAATACATTTCCTTTAATAATAGAAATAGGAAGACCAGGGGTTACTCCAGTAACTTCTTGTGAGTTAGAATAGATGTTCTGTGTTCCAGGAATAATACCCGACAAGTTCTGGAATACAATTTGTCCTGGCGTAGTATCATCACCAGCGCCTGTTTTAATTTCCCACGTTGCAGCATTTGGTTCACTACCAATACCAACACCAATAATTCTCAATGATTGTGCAAGATTTGCTGTTGTACCTCTTAGTTGAACATATTGATTGTTCTGAACAGTTTGACTGGACGCCCATCCAGTACCACCATTCAATACAGTATAACCATCAATAATTGAAGTGTTGGTATTATTGTTTGAAACTAAAACTTGTGATGAAGCACCACTAACAGAGATTGCTGCGTCTGTACTTAGTCCAGTAATTTGAACAATATTACTATAAACTACGACATCCAAATCTAGATCATCTAGACTATTGAATATTGGTAGTGGATCTGGAATGTTTGGAAGATCTGGACCAGTGGTAACTCTCCACTTTGCAGATCCAAAACCAACATTGACAATAACATATCTTTCATCAACAGCGTTTGCTGCTGACTTCAAATAAACCTGAATTTGATCTCCATTGGAAACTGTAATTTGTGGTGGCGATGGTTGATTGTAATATGTGCCACTAGTAAATGCACCCCAACTTCCTGTGCCACCTGTACGAATACGCCAACCATAATTAGCAGCGTCAAGCACATTAGAAGATACAGAGAATGGTGCTTGTGTACCTACCGATAATCCCTCAATCTCAATAATTTGTTCTCCAGTTCTTACTGCAGGGGAACTTGCTCCACCACCTGCAGGATCTCCTGTATTTGGGGCATTAGGAGAATCCGAAGCTTCTGCATAAGTATAAAATCTGTCCTGATCAGCAGGACTAAAATCTAGTAGATTAAATGCTTCAGGAGCAAAATCCTCAGATTTAGTTTTAATAACCCACAGTGTCTGATAATCACCAACCTGAATGGTAACGACAGTAGTTTCATCAAAATCAGGCGGTGCCTCATATCTAAACTGAATACTCTGCCCTTCATCCACATAAAGTGGATTCGGTGAAAAGTTATAAATGGGCATGGGATGTATTTAAGATTATCCTTCTTAGTATTTATCTAGAGTTCCCTAAGAGACTTCCAGTTCACGTCAAAGTCTGGGTCATCATCATCAAATCTAACTTGAATTGGTTCATCAGCTTTGATCTCAACAGAAATATCAATGTTATCAACAATGATAGGATTACTGATTGCCTCAAGTGGGGGTGGTGTTGCAACAGGGTCAGTAGTTGGGAATACATCTTCAGTTGGTGGTAATGTAAATGCAGCTGGTTCTCTATCAATAATACAATCTATAAGTGTAGAAGACTGATTGATAGTTCCTCCATTTCCATTTGCATCTATACTCCACTGAACTTTGAATGGACCATCTTGACCCCATGGAATACTAGTGGTATATGTTGCTTCAATCTGACCAGTAAATTCATCAGATGCTGTACCACTAAGGTTAGAAGTTTGAGTTTTTACCAGTAATACTTCTGGATTAGTTCTATCTCTTTCATAATATGTTAGTGTAATGATAACTCCTTGAGAAGCAAAGTCATACGTGACAGGAATATCATATTGATTACCATATACAACTGTTGCTGGGAAAGATACGCTTAGTTGAGGTGCTTGATAGACAACAACTGTTACACTATCAGTATCACTACCACCATCACCACTTGCGCTAAGTGTGTATGTAGTTGTTTGACCTGGCGCAATTGTTTGTGTTCCATTTAGAAGAACATTACCACTAGCATTAACTGGAGGATCAATAGATGCAGTATTAGCACTACCAGTAACCTGCCATTCTAAATCAACATTTAATCCTGGTCCAGTTGAAGGATTAGGATCTGCAGTAATTGATGCAACAACGGGTTCAAAAACTGTAAGTGATTGAGTTGCAGTTACTGATCCGCTAGGGTTAGTAGCAGTTAGTGTTACAGTACCAGTATCTGCAATGGCAAGATTTTGAGTACCAGATAAACCAATATTATCAGCAAGTCCACCATTTGGCCAAGTTATTTTAACGTTGCTTACTAAAATACCACTGACTGACCAAGTTGCTAGTGTTGAACCAGGATTGATATATGAAGTTGGATTAATAGTAAAAGTATTAATAGTTGGTAGAGGAGGAGCGTCAACAGTTAGAGTTACCGATCTAGTTGTAGTTCCTGCATCACCTACAGAAGTAATAGTATAAGTTGTAGTTACTGTTGGTTGTACTGTAATAGATCCCTGTGGATCTGTAACAACACCAATACCATTATCAATAGTTGTTGTATTAACATCACCAAACACCAACCAACTCAATTCTGCTGTTTCAGACGTTCCTAGTTGAATTGATGTTGGATTTACCTCAAAGTTAACACTGGGAGGAATATCTTTGATGTGAGGTTGAATCCACCTTTCTCCACCAGATTTAGTATCATAAACAATATCAATACCTGCAGCTGCACAATCTGAGTTAAACTTATCATATGACTTCTGAACTGTATTCAACGTCATACTGCCAGAAGTGTCAATAAACACTGATACAACAGTACCTGCTGGCAAAGAACCAAAATTGCAAATATTGAACCAATCAGATTCTTGTCCGTCTACATTATTATCTCTATTGACAGTGATAGGACCATTTGCATCAGGATCATTAGTATATGCAGTAGGTACTTTTAGTGTACCTCTACTAGGTCCGCCTGGTTGTAATAACCAAAATTGTCTATTTGGATAATCACTACGAAAAGTATTCCACGTAGCATCATACGTAGATTGAGGCGTTCCATTTTGCGCCTCATCAATAACTGATACACATTGTGCTTTTGCCATTTACTTAAGGTAGTGTGTAAGATCTTACGTTTTTCCAACTTGCATCATTATCTGGATCATCAGGATCAAACCTAACTTGAATTGGTTCGTCAGCTTTGATCTCCACTGGTATATCTATGTCTTCAATAAGAATAACTGGAGATCCAATAAAACCAGATTTAGTTTCGTCAGGAGAGAGAACAGGGTCAGTTTCTGGTATCTCATCAGTGTTTGGTGGAATCGTAAATGCATTAGGAGTTCTATCAATATTTACCTGATAAGTCAAAGTATCATTGATAGTTCCACCATCACCCGTAGCAGTTGCAATAAAATCAACCCTGTATGGTCCTAAGTCAGTCCAATTAAATGGTGGTGAAAACTCTTCTTCTCTAAATGCAGTTTGTGATTCAGCAGAGGAATCAGTACCAGTATCAATAATAGTTGAAGTATATGAATTTGCGGGAGTGCCGTCAGCATTAAAATAAAATTGTCTCATCTCTACCTGAGACAATTGGTTAGCAAACATTGTCTTAAGTAAGAAGTCATAAGATAGTCCATAATTAATATCAGTAGGACCACTAAATTGTAGTTGTGGTGGATTGTATACTGTAAGAGTTACAGATTGAGTTAGATCTCCACCTAAACTTGTTAGAGATAAAGTATATGTTGTGGTAGAGGTTGGTTGAACAACTTGATTACCATTAGTTAAGATTAGTCCAATATCCTGATCTATTTGAGCAACTACACCATCACCAGTAATTGTCCACTCCAAAAGTGCAGTGCTTCCACTACCATTAACAAGAAATGTAGGATCTACAGTAAACACAAGTGTTGGAACTTGATATACTGTAATACCTACAGTAGCAGTTTCGCAAACATTTCCCTGACCACATGCTCGTAATGTGTATGTAATATCATCTGTTGGTTGTCTAACAAGACCTGATGTATTATCTAAAGCAACGTCAACATAAGAGTTGCCATATACAGGATCTTCAGAATTACCTTTTAGATCAACATCAATTGCATCAGTAGTTTGCCATTTCAATGTGATACTATCAGTACCATTATTGATCATGGTAGTTTTATTAACAGTGAAACTATTAATTTCAGGAGTAATTAACTTATACTTAATTGATGCTTTTGGTGAAGATTCACTGGATTGGTTTTGGGCGCTTAGATTACAGAATGCACCATCATATGCACTATTGCCACCAGAACCGCCACCAGCGCCAGTAGGAGAGGGAGAACCTGCCAAACCACCTGCACCACCAGGAGAGATGCCTGCACCGCCTCCACCGCCTCCTCCATATGGACTAGTGGTTCCGTCCTGACCATCACCATTGATGTTTTGTCCTATATTACTATTTCCAGCAGCAGGTGCATTGCCTCCAGGCAATCCAACTCCACCTTTACTATTTCCACCGCCGCCACCACCGCCGCCTCCAGCGACTGCGATCATATCACCAGCAATACTATCACTTACCCTAGCACTTCTTCCACCATCTCCACCATCATAACCACTATAGTTATTAGTTACATTGTAAGAACAATCAAATGAATAACTATTTTGACTAATATTTGTAATACAAAACGTGGTGTTGGGATCATCACCATCACCATCTCTAAGTTTTAAACAACTATTGCCGTTAGTTCTTTGTAGTGGTTTTTGAAGACCTTGAATATTAAAAGTGACATTACCCGACGAAAAAGTAGCACTATCAGTAAAGGTTCCATTATTAAACGTAAAGTTTGCACTACCACTAACATTACCAGAAATACTAGCATTACTAAATGATGTACCTGCTGTGTTAGGATTATCATTAGTGTCTTGCTCAATAGTAATGCTTGCGCTACCAGCACCACTAACATTTAATACACCATTAGATGACCAACTAGCAGAAATATTTGAGTTTCCATTGCATGTTTGTGGAACAGCGATAGTTTCAGACCAGGATGTACCACTTCCTCCACTACCACCTACTTTATCAAAATTAAATCCTAGTGTTCTTGCCTGATAATTAGGCAAGGCAATTTTCATGTATCTTCCTTTTCCGCCAGCACCAGCAGCTTGAGCACCATTAGCACCCTTAGATCCCCACAATTGAATCTCAATGTTCTGTGCGTTTCCAGGAAGATCTAAACTTCCGTTACTACTATAATTTGTAGTAATAAAATTTGATACTGGCATCTTTCTAGAACTTAATTAGATAGGTGATGATAATAAAAGGAGAAGAGAAATTATCTAATTGTTTAATATCTTCAATATCTAGATCTAGAGTAGAAAATACTCCATCAGCAATAATTGGAAAATCTTGATCGTGTTGATATTGGAATGTATGGTCAACAGTTAATGGTCTACCAATCTTATGTTGGTGAATAGAAAGAAGTGATGTATTAAGTGGCGAATCTTCAAAACTATTACCAGCTCCAGAGTTTGCACCAAACTCACCACCATCTTTACCATCACCACCAACAGCATGTTGAGCGGTATAGTTTAATTTATTTGTTCCTGCTTCATGCGCGTGACCTTGGAAGTTTTCAATATCAAGAATTGTTTGAGAACTTCTAGTATCAAATCTAAATTTAGGTCCAGAGTTCATGTTGTAGAAAGTTTGGTTCCTTTTACCAGTAAAGGTTCCACCAAATTCACATACTAACTGAGTTTGTCCTTCATTACTAAAAATTTCTACAGCAGGTCCAACCCTATTTCTTCCAGTGGTTTCATTAGTTGTAGATGTATACTGACCGACACTATTAGGAGAAGCAATGATAACTTTTGATCCTAGGTCTGGCAGTTGAATTTGACCAAAATCATTATTCTCTGCATCTGGATCTCTAACCAAAGATCCTTCTTTAGCAAAACGACCAGTTGTTCCTACTCCAATGATGTCCGCAAGTGCTTTATATTTTCTAGCAGATACAATACTTCCATCACACTTCAAATATCCAGCAGGTACATATTTTTTAAACTGATCTAGTGCTGGATCATTAAGATTTTGAATATATGGAGTTGCATGAGGGACAATACATCCCACATATCCACCATACTTTCCTTTTATGTCTTGTGTGTAATTTACGCCCATTTTAGTATGCTCTGATGAGATATATGCAGGACATGCCTGGTTGAGAAATGTTCATGTCAATTTGTAGAACACCAACATTTCTATCATTATCTAGGTTTAGAGTTCCAGTAACTGCTTCTACAGTCACGTTTAGGGAAGTATCTGGTTTTAGACCAGATCTATCAAAGTTAACATCAAATTCATCGTGAGTATGAGAGAGAATTTGATCCTGAGTTGCTGTGGATGGAGTTGTAATTTCAAAATTCCATCCAGGATTACTCATCAAAGTGTCATAAGCAACAACATTACTTGCTTCTTTTCCAGGAGTATACAGAAGATCTGGATAGAAGTTAGACTGACCATTAGGAACAGGAAGATCTGCTCCAAGTGGACCATATTTCAATGGTTTAGCTGCATTATCGGTGCCACTAACACCAGCATCAAACGTTTGTAGAGTGCTCATCAAAACGTTTTTACTTGCTGCTCCACCTGCTACACCTTGGAATTGCCTTGAGTTGCTAGGTTCTGTAATCTCACCTTTAATTGGTGTACCAATGCAGTTTCTTGGAGTCCAGTTAACTGGTGGAGATTCTGCGTTAACCGCACCAATAACTCTACCTGTAGGACCAGAACCCCAACCATTATTTGTACCTCTTGCAGCACCAGTTTGTTCCCATTCAAAGAAACCTCGGTCACCCTGTGGTCCAGGGTTAAATGGTCTAGATGTTCCATCAGGGAAGTATCCACCCTCACCGATGTTTGCGGTGAAGTTATATGTAATGTCTGCGTAAGGAACAACACCTTCTCCAGGTCTAGCAGAAGGAAGTTCTGAAATAGTCTCAATATTCCTGCCACCATGTTTGTGTGACTTAATATGAGATCTTCCTAGTTTTCTAGGACCAAAGAACAATGTTCTAGATGCTTCTCCAGATCCTTCAACAACTGTATTTCCTCTTAGTTTACCAGCATATGTTTGATTATTGTCCAGAACAAATTTTACGTCTGTTACAACGTTGTTAATTGTTGTGGAAAAACCATTATCAGAATTTGCTCCAATAAATGGTGTAATCTCAGCAGATGCTAAAGCAGGTAAATCTTGAGGATGTCCTGTTCCAGATGCACCAAAATATGACGTTTCAACATCCAAAAGTGGTTTACCTGTTAGTGCAGGCAAACCGATGTCTCCCTCGTAGTTAGGAAACTGACCACCAAAGTTAGATACAGCTTGTGTGCTGTAGTTATCTTGAATTGATCTAGCAAGCAAAGGATAGTCAGCGGCAGCAACTGTGCCACCGCTACAAATAATCCATCCTTCGGGAATTTGAGAGAGGGCACCAGTCCACGGCATGATAGTGCCGATCGCTGCTGCCTTCATCGTTTTTACACTTTGATAGAAGGGCATGTTTTTATACGTCCATTAAGTACCAACCTGCTTTACTTCCAGGTGCTCCACCGCCACCATCAGATGTAGTGGTTCCTGCATAAATCAGACCGAATGCGGCGTTAGGTGTCTGAACGACAAGTTCACCACCTGTCCAACTACTTGTCCAGTTGACTGCAGTTCCATTTGCATCGGTGAATGTTCCAGGTACACCACTCAAGAGAGATAGTGCTGTATTTGTGATGGAACCTTGTACACTTTCGTTCTGGTAAGCACGAATAATGAGAGTTGTATTATTATCTAGGAGACCACCGATGTCAACAATTCTGATCATGTCACCCATCGTAGCAGTTTCTGGTAGAAGCAGAATTGTGTTACCAGAAGCATTAACGAAGGTGTTGACGTTAGCAGTTAGAGGATATGCAGAAGCAGCGGAGTAATCCCACTTTCTAGCACCCGTAGTGCTGAAGAAGTTAGTGATACCATTTAGGTTCATAGAACCATTCTGGTTGATTCTGAACTTCTCATCACCTTGGAAGTTAACCTCAAAGTCACCGCCGTTGATTGTTGCATCACCACCGACTACAATATCGCCAGATAGATCGAAGTCGCCGCCAGCAGTAATGTTATTGGCGATTGTGATGCTACCACCGAATGTTGATGTTCCTGTTCCCAGAGCACTCAAGGAACCATAGACTGTCAAGTCACCAGATTGGTTAACTAGAGTTAGTCTTGGATCTCCAACTGCATTGTTGATGGTAAGGTCACCAGTGAAGGTAGTGTTACCAGTGGATGTCTCAACTTCAAATGTAGTACGGAGAGGAATTGTTACTCCATTGTTGGTTGCAGGACCACCATTCGTGATGGTGAAGAACTCTTGGTTGAATATTGTAGAACCATTCAGTTTGAGTGTGTTCTCAGTAGTTAGAGTTCCTGCTACGAAGGTGTCACCAGTGGAAGAATCCATCGTAAACTTGCTGAATCCTTGACCAGCAGCGATAGATCCTCTAATGTCAGTGTCACCAGTTACAGAGTTAACGTTGAACTGAATAACTGGAGGATCTCCACCATCAGTTACTGTTAGTGCCTGAACTTCAGATGAAATGATGTCAGCGATAGCAACAATTTCATTGTTGTCTAGTCTCAAGAGATCCTGTGTGGTTAGGATACCACCGAATTCTGCAACACCGATTCTGACATTTCCACTGCCATTACCGATTCCAGTAGGTGGTTGATCAACATCATCATCCAGGTCAGCATCAGTACCAGTGATAAAGGATGCTGCTGGAGCTTTCTTGAGTTTAGCAATGATGCAATTATCAGGGTGATCAGTCCAGGGAATTGGATCGCCACCACCAGATGGATCACCTGTTCCTTCTTGTACTCTTTCAACCTTGATTCTGAATGGATTTGAAGGATCAGTAACGTTGACCAATCCAACAACACGAACGATTTCAGATTTCGCTTGATCACGGAGACCAGTGATTTGGTTAGGAGCAACACCAACAACATCAGGAGATAGAGCGTTGCCACGATCAATCAGGAGTAGATCACCGATCTGGAAGTCAGTAGGATCAGGAGTTGTGATTGGTAGGAAGTAAACATTTCCAGGATCATTAACACCAGCAACCTGAATTGTTGCATCTTGTGCAGGAGTTGCACCACCAATCAAGTTACCAGGAATGGTTAGAACATCGTTGTCGGTGTAACCAGTACCATTGTTAGTAACTGCTTCGATTGTGATATTGCCGTCTCCAGCAACGTTAATGTTGACAGCAGCACCAGTACCAGTACCACCAGTGAGGAAGACGAATGTATACAGACCAGGAGTTCTGCCACCATTAGTGAAGGTTAGGTTATCGAATCCAGTGATCTGACCACCACCTTCGATAAAGTTAGTGCCACCCCAAGGTCCAACACCAGCAGTATCAATTCTTCTACCAGTAGTGAAATACTTGTAGAAGTCAATGTTAGGATTGTCTAGGTTGGAAGGTTGGTGAGCTGAGATAGGAGTAGAGAATCTTCCTCTAACGATCTCGATAATACCAGCACTTGTACCACCACGAAGGAGAATGTTGGAATCAACTGTTGCAGATGCTTGAACTAGCAGCGAGTTTCTAATGGTGGTTGTACCACCAAGAGAGGACATTGTGAGTGAGTTACATGCTTGTGCGAAGTTGATTGCATTGTTCTCATCGCTATTGAAGAGGTTAAGTGTACCTGCTCTTGTGAACAGATCAACTTCTCCAGTTCCAGGAGCAATTTGAGTACCAATTTGCAACTGACCATCAAGGTTTGTCTGCCAAGTACCAACGTTGAAGTAGGATGCCTTGTTAAGGAATGCACCACCAATGGTGATTTCTGCATTATTAGCACCACCATCCTCAACTGTTGCAATATCAATTCTTGCATTCTTAGATGAGTTGTGGATCTGCAGGTTAGTTGTTAGAGCACTATCACCTATTCTAACTGTGCTGTTCTCAGAAGCATTGTGAATGCTTAGATTAGTATCTCCAGTTGTCGTATTACCCATGCGGATAATCTGACCAGCAGAAACAAAGTCAAGTTGCTGTACGTTAGCGTTTAGTAGATAGAATGCAGTTTCAGTTGTAGTGATGTCTCCACCATTGACTGCCAAGTCTGCTTGGAACAGAACGTCACCACTGATTCTTGCATCACCGATAACTGTGAAGTTATGATCACATTCTCTACCAAGTGCTAGACCGAAGTCAGTGTTAATACCAACTCTACCACCAGACTGATAGGTAGCACCAGGCAGTGTAGTATCAGTGTTATGTACACGGAATGCCGCTGCTTGATCTAGATCATTGCTATCACCACCAACAACCAGAGCGTTGTCAACGTTGATAAATCCTTGAGTTGCCTTAGCAGCAGCACCAAGACCTTCACGTTGATCAGAATTGAAGTTGAACTGATCATATCTGTTGGTTGTTACTGTTCCAGCACCATCGTACTGAACAAGTTTAGTACCACTGATATAAGAATCACCAACAACATCGAGAGTTGCTCTTGGATCTGTGAAGTTGTTTACATTAGCATCAAAGACTGCATCATGAGATGTTCTAGCAATCGTGTTAATACCGAGTCTGTAGTCACCACGCTCATCAGTTAGAGTTCTAATTGCCTCAGCACCAAGGACTCCAGTCTCTTTCCAGTTGACTGTCTCTCTAAGTATGTCAGCGCCAGCTGCCTGCGCTGGCCAACTATAAACTTGTCCGACTGTGATGGTAGAGACAATAGCGAACTTGAAGAATGTTCCAGAAGATGCTGCTTCAGTAACGATCCAATCGCCATCGACGTTCTGGTTGCTGAAGTTCTTAATTCTAATCTTAGAACCTGCTTCAATCTTGGTATCATTGTTATCTGTTCCAGGAAGGTAGTTCGCTGTTAGTACGTTAGAACCATCAGCAGTGATATTAGCAATAACTGACTCAATACTATCAAATGTATTGGTTAGGATCCAACCAGTGGAACCAGACTTGCCAATAAAGTTACCCTTGTAAAGAACATCACCTGGCGAAGGTAGGTTAGTTACTGCACCATATGTAACTCTCTGGGAAGAATAGAATACATTAGGTAGTTGCCAAGGCACTGTGTTGGAAGGAACGCCAGCAGCAATATGTGTTCTGAAGGTGTAACCTTGACCATCAATACCGCCAACTTCAGGTCTTGCATTGATTTCGACAATAGCAGATCTAATTCTGTTTTCACCGATAACGATGTCACCATCGTCAGCACCAGATCTCCAGGATCCACGGAATAGAGTTCCATCGTCTCCAGGTTGAATCTTAGACTGAACAATCAGTGCTGTGCCATCTAGAGGTTCGACGTTGATTTCAACAGGAGCGTTGAATGTAGACTTACCTGCAACTGTGATAGTGGAGTTGAACGTTACAGGCGTGTCAAACGTCGTAACGAGGTTTCCTACATCTTCATCTTCGTCCTCAGAATCTAGAAGTTCTGCACTTTCTAAGAATGTCTCCTCACCAGTAATAGCGTTAACTTTCTTGTTACCGATATACAGGTCACCATTGGAGTTCAGACCCGTGTAGAAGACGATACCGCCGTCTTCACGCTTCGCTTGAGCATAGAAGTCCTGTTTGTCTGTTAGGACCACTTCCTGGCGCAGTGGGAAACCAGTTGAGTAGTTACCAGGACCAAAACCAAGATATTCAAATGTGTGGTTACCAGATCTTGCAATCGATGGACGGCGAAGTTCGACGTACATCTTACGATCTGTTGGGAATTCTGAGTCACCAGAGATAGGAATCAATCTATCTTCAGATCCAGAAGTTGCGTTACCCTCTTGTGCAGAGATTGCTCTAGTATTTGTGTAAGTATTTCCAGCGAGCAAGGAGTTGCCAATCATGTCAACGATTGCTTCCTTAGTTTCACTGCGCTTGGAGTCGTTAATAGTAACGAGACCATGGACATAGTTGTCAGCAGCAGAGAACGATGCAGGAGCATCAAGAATAGAGGTATCTCTAACTCCAGTTGCTCCATCAATTTGGAACCATAGAGGATCGTTCTTGTAGTTCTGAGGATACAAGAAGGAGATTGGTTGAGAGAACTTGAAGTTTCTGAAGTTCTCGCCAACACCAGATCCTTGAGGGAATGGAGAGATGTTACCACGTAGGCAAGTTAGATAGTAAATACCATCTTGCTGGTTTGCAATACGCTCTTGTAGGGTATCAATATCGAAGATATAGAAACTATCTTCAAAGTCTCCCTGATCAGTAATCTCAGCAATATAGTAGGTGTTCTGACCAGTGTCATCAGTGATTGTATCACCAGGAGCGACTGTATAGACGTTAGAACCTTCTACTCTGTAGAGATAGTTAGTTCTGAGTGACTTATCAGCAGCATCTGGATCACCGAAGGAGTTAGGTACATCAGATAGGATTGCAGTAACGCCTGTAGACTCCTGAGTGAAGGTAACAACGGAATCTGTTCCATTGTACTCAATAGTACCAACTACTTCCTTGAGGATCAAGGAGAACTTACCAGTGCTAGGATCTTGTACTGCTGCTTGTAGGAATGCAGTACCAGAGGAAGCATTTTCGCCGTTGGTGACACTCCAAGTAATCTTGTTAGTGTCATTGCTCTGTGTAGCATTAGGACTAAACAGACCACTCTGTACGCTGGTTACTGTGATGACTGTGAAGATCTCATTCTTAACAGAAGTGTTAGTAATGGTGTGATCAAACAGAGTTACTTCCAGGTAATCAACGCCACCTTGGTTAATCTTTCTAGCAGACTGAATGGTAGCAGCAATCTTAGAATCAAACTCAATGACCTTTGGATCCAGGTATGGATCATA